GCAGACCTAAACCGGGTACGGTAGCCGTCTACACTGGTGGTCCGGTATCAAGTAACCACGTTGACTTTGTAACAGCCGTACATGGCGACACCTACGATGGTGAAGAATACAACTACGGCGGTAATGGTCAGTATCACCAATATGCCGGACGACATATTTCGAACGCTGCTACTTTCCTTGATTTCGGTGTTCGAGATAGTGGCAGTAGCGGTGAAGACAATAGCAAACCGTTAAAAGACCGTAACAGCCCACTTCAAACCTTGATTAAACGTCAAGTCGGTGGCATGTTTGATTGGATTAAGAAAACCCTTGGTCCATTGCTCAGCCCAGCTGGTGGCGGTGAAGATGGACCTCAAGGTACGGGTGTTTCAAGATGGCGTGAATCGGTTGTTCGTGCCTTGAAAGCAAATGGAATCGAGCCGAATGACTTCCGTGTATCTAAGATTTTGGCAACCATCCAGCGTGAATCTGGTGGCAACCCTAACGTTCAAAATAACTGGGATAGTAACGCCAGAGCTGGTACACCTTCAATTGGTTTGATGCAGACTATCCAACCAACGTTCGACGCATATAAACACGCTGGTCACAACAATATCCGAAATGGTTATGATAACTTGCTTGCTGCAATCAACTACATCAAGCATCGTTATGGTACATCGGACGCAGCCTTTAACCGTGTCGCAGCTTATGGCTACGCGAACGGTGGTCTAGTCCACAAAAACGGCGTTTATGAATTGGCTGAAGGCGATATGCCAGAATATATCATTCCAACAGATATCGCCAAACGTGGCAGAGCGTGGCAACTACTTACTGAAGCAGTGGCACGTTTTGCCGGCGATGCCCCACAAGGCAATCACGATAATACTTCAGACCGTGAGCGTGTCTCTATGCTTGAAAGCAAATTAGATGTCATGATTGACTTGCTTGGTCAGTTGGTAACCAACGGTTCTAACCCAATCGAAGTTAGAAATATCATCGATGGTAGAAGCGTGTCAAACGGTCTAGCACCCTTTATGACAAAAGCAACAAACGATTATGAACGCAGACAAGCGTTGCTAGGAGGTAGCATTATTTGATAGGAATGTCAGTAACTTATGACGGTAAGAACTTAACCGAATTATTTAATGAGGGACAAGGGCGTACCGTTCCAGTAGATGTCACGAAAAACGTGGCATCGAATTTCAACAACAACTATCAAGACCAAGGGCGTAGACGCTACGGTCAGCAATTCCTATATAGCACCTTGTCAGTTAAGCAGATTCAAGTGTCGTTTACTCTCGTCGGAAACTACGACTACTTTAATACCATCGCTGAAACATTGGGCGGTTATCTGAATGTAGATAAACCGAAACCATTAATTTTTGGCGATGAACCTAACAAGGTTTGGGAGGCTATCCCGTCCGGTCAAGCGTCGCTTACCGTGGATAAGAACACGGCGCCGATTACCGCAACAGTAACGGTTACGTTCGATGTTCCAAAAAGTTATGGTGAGAACAAGGCGCAAGCCTTGGTAAATAGCGATGGTGAAACGAAATACGGCAGTATTAAAAAGGTTTCAACTGGTCACTACAAGGCGACTCTAAAGAACTTTGGTACGGCTGAAACCTATCCAGACATTAAGCTGAAGTTTAACTCAGATAATGGCTGGGTTGGGATTGTAAAATCTTCCAGCGAAAGCTACGAGATTGGCAATCCTAATGAAGCCGATACCCAAAACGTTAAGCGTTCGGAAATATTGCTAGATTATCGAGACGAAACCGGCATTCGAAAAGGTTTTTCAAGTGGTTCAAAAAACAACGGTATTTTCAATGACAACAGTGCCGATTTAAACGGAACGCTTGGGATTGTTGATGTGTTTAACCGCCCAAATATCGCATTGACTTCAAGAGGAAATGGAAGTAAGTTTCTTCAAGGTGGCTCGATTTCTTGGGATATTCCAGCGGATTCAAACGGTGAAAGAGGTTCACTAAATGACTATATTTGGTGGAGACAAGTTTTTTGGTTAGGTTTGCCTAGCCAATATGGGTATCTTAAAATTTGTGTTTCCGACGATCAAGGAAGGTTCCTTTACGGTGTAGAGTCCAAGAAGAAAGAAAATGGTCTAGGTTGTGATTACAACATCATGACTACTGATGGCAAAGGTAGTTATCAAATTATTGACAGTAGGCATTTTCTGGGGACACATTTAGACGAACATAACCCATTTAACGCACAACGTGGTTGGTCTGATATGGCACGTAGAGATGATGAATTAATTTTTTACTGGTGGGGTTCTTATTTAAAATATAAAGTACCTATTTTAAAAGGACGCAAATCAGCAAAAGTTAGTATTCTATTGTCCGGTGTCGGTCAAAGTTCGTTTGTAACCCACATGTATGTCGATAAATTTTGTTACCGCAAAGATTTCGTCAGTGCTACCGAAGATATACCTAACCGTTTTGGTAAAGGTTCGGTGTTGGAAGTCGACATGTCAAAAGGCAAAACCTTTGTTGACAATCTGCCAGCATCTAATGAGTTAACTTATCTGTCAGAGCCGTTCGGTATCGGCACTGGTGAAACTGAAATCGACATTTACACATCAAGTTGGGTAAGAACTGACCCGACTATTGAAATCACTTGGAAGGAGCGTTTTGTTTAATGCAAATTTGGATTCATGACAAAAACATGCGTAAGGTTTGTGCCCTAAACAATAACGTTCCGGGCATGTTGCCCTATTCTAACAGTCAATGGCACACTTACCGTGAGTATTCAACCAGTACATTCGATTTTGCAATTCCTAAAATCGTAAACGGAAAACTGTATGATGATATCAAATATATCAAAGATGATATGTTTGTTTCGTTCTACTACGATAATTCCTACCATGTTTTCTATGTGTCGCAATTAGTCGAAAACGATACAACATTCCAAGTGACATGTAACAATACCAACTTGGAATTGGCAATGGAGAGCGCACGACCTCTTGGCAATAGCAATGGCGCCCAGAAGTTAGAGTGGTATCTTCAAAATCTCGACCTGCTAGGGTTGGCTGGGTTAGAAATTGGTATCAATGAAATCGCTGACAAAACAAGAACTATCACGTTTGAATCTCAAAACGGCACTAAACTAGAGCAGCTTCATAGCTTGATGAATCAATTTGATGCAGAGTTCATTTTCCGTACCGACTTAAACCGAGATGGAACTTTGAAAAAGTTTATCATCGACATCTATCAGCAACCAGACGAAAATCACCACGGTATTGGCAAGGTCCGAGGAGATGTTATTCTCTACTACCAAAACGGGCTAAAAGGTGTTCAAGTTGCTAGTGATAAAACTCAACTATTCAATGCTGGGTATTTCGTTGGGCAAGAAGGAACTAATCTTGAGAGCGTTGAGTTTGAAGAAAAAAACGAGCGTGGGCAAGTGGAGTTTTTTTCTAAAAAAGGCAGTCCAATGGTATATGCACCGCTATCTATGGAAAAATACCCGTCCACATTGAAGGATAGTGACACAGATAGATGGACACGCAAGGACTTTGAGACAGAATACAAAGATGTCAATGCCCTCAAGGCTTACGCATTGCGTACCATCAAGCAGTACGCTTATCCGTTGCTGACCTACACTGTCGATGTTCAATCTAGTTTTATTGAGAATTACAAGAATATCAATTTAGGCGATACCGTCAAGATTATCAATAATAATTTTAGAGGTGGGCTAGCCCTCGAAGCTCGTGTGTCTGAAATGGTAATTAGTTTTGACATGCCACTTAATAATTCAGTGGTTTTTACCAATTTCAGAAAGCTGGACAATAAACCGTCTGGCAGTTTGCAACAACGCATTGATGAGATTGTTTCTAAATCATTGCCATACCGTGTCGAGATCACAACTACCAACGGCACAGTATTTAAAAACGGTGTTGGTCGCTCGACTGTCAGACCAGTTTTAAAACAAGGCGATAGAACTGTTAACGCAACGTGGCGTTTCGTAATTGACGGTGTCATTAAATACGTGGGTATGACCTACG